ATATTAACTAAAGCTTTATCGATATCATTTGATAAAAATGTAGGTCACGATTATATTGAAAACGCTGAAGGTAGATTTAACTTTTATCACGAAAAAGAAGAACGTATACCATTTGACCTTGAACTAATGAATACGATTACTAAAGGTGGTGTTACAAATAAAACACTTAATATTATTCTTGCTGGAACTGGAGTTGGTAAATCATTAGCAATGTGTCATTTAGCATCAGCTGCACTATCTCAAGGAAGAAACGTATTATACATTACTTTAGAAATGGCTGAAGAAAGAATTGCTGAAAGAATTGATGCTAATCTTATGGATGTTCCTATTGACCAGATTGAAACTTTGCCAAAGCAATTGTTCGATACAAAGGTTGGTAAAATTAAAGCCAAGACAAATGGAACGTTAATTATTAAAGAATACCCAACATCAACTGCTCATGTTGGTCACTTTAGGTCTCTATTGAATGAACTTAAATTAAAAAAGAACTTTGAGCCTGATATGATTTTTATTGACTATATCAACATCTGTGCTTCATCTAGAATTAGAGGCTTAGGTGGCTCCGTGAATACATATTCATTAATTAAAGCAATAGCTGAAGAACTTAGAGGATTGGCTGGAGAATTTAAGGTACCAGTGTGGTCGGCAACTCAGGTTACTCGAACTGGATTCGCAAATACTGACGTGGAATTAACAGACACCGCAGAATCGTTTGGATTGCCGGCCACAGCTGACCTTATGTTAGCTCTAATATCAACTGAGCAACTCGAAGGTATGAATCAGATAATGGTCAAACAACTAAAAAATCGATATAATGATTTGACTCAGAATAAGAGATTTGTACTTGGAATCGACCGACCAAAAATGAGATTATATGACGTCGACGATTCCGCTCAGACACTGACAAATGAACCGACTACAAATCAATCTTCAGAAGGCTCGAACTTCTCGGGCTTTACGGTGTAAATTAGAACTGTGACATAATGTCACAGTTTTTTATGCATTTTAGTTTATTTTTTTCTTTACATTGATCGCTTTGTGGTGTAATATATATGTATATGGTAAAGATAATAAAGCTAAAGGCAAAAACAAAGTTAGGTCAACAAAAAATCCGACACCATGGAGATACATTCCATGTCGAACCATGTCTTATGGGAAAAATCATTATTTCATTAAAAGAAAATTGGGGAAGGCTATTGATGGACGATGACGAACATTTTGAAATCGTAAAAGAAACCGAGTTACGAAAGGTTAAATAATGAAGATTGAAGACAGAAAAAAAGCATGGGAGAAGTTACCCTTTCCTAAACCAGATTGGGAGACGTTTAAACGAATGCTTCCTGTGTTTAATTTTGATGCGCTTGAAGTTCATCGTAAATGGATAAAAAAGGTTAGTAAATAGTGGTTTTAGATATCAAAGGCTCAACTCATCGTAAGCGACAATTGGTCGCCGAAGCTGCTTATTTTTTCAAAGATAGACTAATGCCACGAATGAAAACTCTGCAGATTGATATCAATCTCAATCCACATTATGAGAAGAATACCACCAGTAGTGGTGATTGTATTTGGGAAGATACCAATCGGTGTTCACGAGAATTTACCATTAATCTTGATTCTAGAAATGATGAGTGGATGATTCAAACTCTGGCTCATGAGATGGTTCATGTCAAACAATGGGCTCGAGGAGAGATGCAAGATATCTATAGTGATGACGATGGAAGTCCTAGAAAGACTCGTTGGAAATCTAAATTTATTAATATAAAGAATGTACCATACGAAAACTGGCCGTGGGAGAAAGAAGCATTGAGGATAGAAAAGAGGTTATATGATGAATGGCTAGAATATTTAAGTTTAAAAACAAAAACCATATAAATAGAGAAAACGATTTTAATGGGAACTCTGAATATATGGGCTTAACACTATCATTCTTTGATATTGATGAAACTGTGTTTCATTCGTTTGCACACGTAATAGTGCGCAATAAAAATACTGGTGACATAGTCAAAAAGCTCGATAATGAAGAGTTCAATTCACACGTACTTGGAGATGATGAAGAATATGACTTTTCTGAGTTTCAAGATGCCAAGTATTTCAAAACTTCTTCTAAAGTAATTAAAGAAACTTTACGAGAAATCAAAAAACAATTTAAAGATGGCAATATGATTATTTTCCTTACGGCCCGAGCTGATATGGATAATAATGCCACATTCAAAGACACTTTTCGTCAGCAAGGAATTCAAGTAAATAATAAAAGAATCAGATTTGAATTAGCAGGTAATCTAAAGTATGGTCCTATACCACAAAGAAAAATGTACATTATTGGAAAATACATTAAAAGGTATGGAAGTAAAATTGATGAGATTAAAATATATGATGACCACAAAGAGAATGTTAGAATATTAGACCAATTAGCCAAAAAACATTCTGAAATAAAATTTAGCAAATACTTAATAAAAAAAGGTAAGATTATAAAATTTGGTCAACTCAATAAAAGGGAACCTATGAAAAGTTTTAAAGAACATATATTATCTGAAGAGCAAGAGTTAGAAGAACTCTTCGGGGCTATACCATTTAAGATTGATACTATAAAATGGTCACAAAAGAATAAAGGTAAACAACCAAAAGGACAGGGTAACTGGAAGTTTGATTTTAAAGTTCCTGTTCGTTCACCTATGGCGAGTTATCTTGATGATGGAGAATATACATTTAAAGGAATGTTTAAAAAAGCAGTTCAAGGATTAGTGAAGTATTTAAAAAGGTCAGCTGGTCCAAAAGGTAATTTAAAACAAGCAAAGGTGGTATTACAACCGTGAATTCATTTGAAAAATATGTAGAAATTTTAGAAGCCACAAAGTCTGGTAAGAATGTACACATGACTCATATTGAGGACCGTGTAATATATGGTGGTGTCAAAGGAGCTAGAGAAGCAATCTTTGCATTACGTTCTTTGAGAGATATGTTAGCTGGTAATTCTAAAACATCTACTAATGTAACTGTCAAATGGGACGGAGCTCCTGCAGTCTTTGCTGGAATTGACCCAAGTGATGGTAACTTTTTTGTAGCCAAGAAAGGAATCTTTAATAAGAACCCTAAAGTTTATAAATCAGAAGCAGATGTTCGAGCTGATACTTCAGGTGAGCTTGCAGATAAATTAACTATAGCTTTTAATGAATTAAAAGACCTTGGAATCAAAGGTGTAATTCAAGGTGATATAATGTTTACTAAAGGAGATGTTGAGAAAGAATCTATTGATGGTGAATCTTATTTTACATTTCAGCCAAATACAATTGTGTATGCAGTGCCGGTTAAATCAGAATTAGGTAAAACAATATCAAAAGCAAATCTTGGAGTAGTATGGCATACAACATATACAGGAAAAGACTTTGAATCTATGAAAGCCAGCTTTGGTGTTAAGCTCGGTGGTCTTAAAAAGAAACCATCAGTATGGTATCAAGATGCAGAATATCGTGATATGTCTGGCACAGCTACGTTTTCTGATAAAGATACGAAAGAAGTAACGGCTGCTTTATCAAGAGCTGGAAAGATTTTTCAAAAGATAGCTGGTACAACTTTAAGAGAATTAGAAAAAAATACAGAACTATCGGCTAGAATAGAAACATTTAATAATACTCTTGTGAGGAGAGGTGAAAAGATAACTAATACTACCAAGCATGTTTCTAATATGTTGAAATATTTTGATGATAAGTTTGAAAAAGAAAAAGGCAAGAGGTCAAGTGATAAAGGTAAAGCTGCTATCGATGCTAAAAAGAAAGACCTTCTTAAATTCTTTTCACCTTCCAATAAAAAGAATCTAACACTAATGTTTGACTTAATGAACGCTATTGTAGAAGCAAAGTTGATTATTATAAATAAACTAGATAGAGTAAAACAAATCGACACTTTCGTTAGAACCAAAAATGGATTTAAAGTGACAGGGTCGGAAGGTTTTGTTGCTATTGATAAAAGTAAAGGTGGAGCAGTTAAATTAGTAGACAGATTAGAATTTTCAATGAATAATTTTTCAAGTGATGTAATAAAAGGTTGGGAAAAATGATATCATTCAAAAACATGGCAGAAGAACAATTAGATGAAGTGTTGAATCGTCAACAACGAATTAAGGTCGGACAAAGAATGCGACGTATGGCTAAGCGCATCGCCATTAAACGAAGAATTTCTATGAAGAAAAGAGCCAGCCCTGAGAAACTTTTGAAAAGAGCAAGAAAGGCTGCTAGAAATAAACTTGCTAAAAAATTTATTAAAGGTAGAGATATGAGTAAATTATCCTTTGCCGATAAAGAAAGACTAGAGCTTAAACTTCAAAAGAAGAAAGGTGCTATCACAAAGATCGCCAAAAGACTTCTTCCAAAGATTAGAGCTGCTGAAAAACAAAGACTTGCTAATTTTAGAAAGAAAACAGGGGGAGATAGTAAATTGAGAAAAGATTCGTTTGACTTTCACGACTTTTGCTGCGATATGTTATATGACCATAAAATAGAAGAAGCAACATATCAAGGAAAAAAAGTTAAACTTAACGACCCTATTCGTACTTCTGAAAATCCTAATAAAAAGTTTAAAGTATATGTAAAGAATGCAGAGGGTAATGTAGTAGTTGTTAGATTTGGTGACCCTAAAATGTCTATCAAAAGAGATGACCCTGAGCGTAGAAAGAATTTTAGAAGTAGACACGGGTGTGATAACCCTGGGCCAAAATATAAAGCAAAGTATTGGTCTTGTTACCAATGGAGAGCTGGGGCGAAAGTAGATAACTAATGAATAGACCAAATCTCAAATCATTTAAAACTTACACAGAAGCTAAAGGCGAATCAGTAGTATTCACCTTTGGGAGATTTAATCCGCCCACTATTGGCCATGAAAAATTAATTAAAAAGGTTATCTCACAATCTAAAGGAAATAATTATAGAATTTATGTATCACAATCAAGTGACCCACAAAGAAATCCACTTGAATATAAAGAAAAAGTTCAGCTAATGAGAAAGATGTTTCCTAAGTATGGCCGAAACATTATCTTTAATAAAAAAATAATTAATGTATTTAATATTCTTGTAGATTTATATGACCAAGGATTTAGAGAAGTAACCATGGTTGTTGGTTCTGATAGAGTACCAGAGTTCAAAAAGTTAATGGGTCAGTATAATGGAAAGAAGGCTCGACATGGATTCTATGACTTTGAAACTATTAACACTATATCTGCTGGCGATAGAGACCCAGATGCTGACGATGTATCTGGTATGTCTGCATCAAAAATGCGGGCAGCAGCGAAGGCAGGAGACCTTGAATCATTTAGTAAAGGTTTGCCTAAATCATTCGGTGATAAAGTAGGAGTCTTTAATCTAATTCGTAAAAGAATGGGATTAAAAGAAATGGTTAACTTTAGAAAACATATTGACTTAGGAGAACATTCCGAAATAAGAGAAAAATATGTTGCTGGAGATATATTTAATATCGGTAATGAAGTTGTATGTCTTCGAACCGGAATAAAAT